GGTTCATGGAAGGCTATAATGATAGAGAGCAAAAAGAAAAGAAAGAGTTTGCTCTAAACAATATGTCAAGACGTGAAGCAATGATTCATGTGTCTGAAAATATTATTAAACCAAAGAAAGGTTTGGATTACTTTGGTCAATCAGTTGCTAACGAAATATTCGAAGGCAATAACTATGCGTTAGCAGATGGCGGATTTGTTGAAGAACTTGAGCCTATCGTTCAAAAAGTTGGTAAAGAAAATATTGTCATTGTTCAATTAACTCGAGAAGGACATGACTATTCAACAGATTCAAGAAAGTACTTCAATGGTAGGCTAATTAAAGAATATACTATTAATGGCGCTACTGCAGTTGATAAAGCATACGTCCTTAAAGAAGAAATGGATATTGCTACATATAGAATACATAACAATGGTTCGGTGGCTGCGTTTCATTCTGCTCTCGCTGACGTATACAATGAAATTAATGAGGCTCATACCCTCAAGTAAAATAATGGAGAAATAAAATGAGTTGCATTTATAAAGGTGTAGTGATTGAATCAGAACTATCTGCCAATTCAAAAGGCGGTACTGAAATGATGAGACAACGATTGATTGATAACATCGACGCAAAAGTACTTGAAAAGGTTGCTATCCATTTATCAAGACCAAGAGAATTGTATGATGATGTACCAAATATTCTTTGGTGTCATGATCTTGCTGAAGATCCAGAAAATCAAATTTTAAAAGATGGAGGTTGGCAGAGGTTTACTCACTTTGTCTTTGTGACGGCGTGGCAAAGAGATCAATATATTATGAGGTTCGGTATACCTTACGGTAAGTGTTCTGTTATTCATAATGCTGTTGAAGTTAAGTATGACCCAGCAGAAAAAGATATGGAAACAATTCGTTTCGTATATCATACAACTCCTCACCGTGGTTTAGAACTGCTTGTTCCTATCTTTGCTTCACTCGCAAAAGAATTTGATAATATCCACCTTGATGTTTACTCAGGGTTTGAAATCTATGGTTGGAAAAATCGAGACGAAGCATATAAACCATTATATGAACAGATTAATCAACATCCTAATATGACTTATCATGGTGTTAAATCAAATGATGAAGTATTAGCGGCATTAAAGAAATCTCATATTTTCCTATATCCTAATATATGGAAAGAGACATCTTGTATTGCATTACTCGAAGCCATTAAATCCCAAATGATTTGTATTCATCCAAACTATGGAGCATTGCCGGAGACTGGTGCTAATGCAACTATTATGTATGATTGGAATGAAGATATGAATCATCATGCAAATTATGCGTTTTCAGTAGCAAAACAAATTCTAACTGTGATGAAGAACGATCCTAATTACTTTAATGGATTTACCTTCTCTGATAGATTTAACTTAGCAAGAAATAATATACAATCATTTTCCACAATGTGGAACACTTTATTAAGGAATATTGGAGATACCTACTATGCCGAAGGGTAAATTAATACCGTTTCCTTCTCTACATTCTAATCCACCTATTGATGAGGTAAGTGTTAGCGAAAGGATTCGCGAATACAAAGAATCTTATTCGAGTGAACTTACCGAAATTATTTGGGAAAACGTACTCGGTGAGATGGCAAGAGCAGGGTGCGACTTTGACGATAATATGGAAGTATACTTTCCATCTATGATACTTATCTTTGAAGCAATTCGTTCTTTACATCTACAAACTATGGGTGAAGAACACCAGTTACAAGAGTATGCTGCAGCCAATGTTATCGTTGATGCAAGTCCTGATGTTATATCTGGTGGATTGAAAAAGAGTGTGCAAGAAACTATTGACATTGATGAAGATATGTGATATAATATAATCTACAAATAAAATAATGGATAAATCATGATATTAGTTGACTATAACCAAGTAATGCTCGCGAGTCTTTTCGCAGGTATTGGTAATCACACAAACATGGAAGTTGATGAGAATCTACTTCGTCACATGTTCCTCAATTCAATAAGATTCAATCGCAAGAAGTTTTCGAAAGAATACGGCGAAATTGTAATCTGTGCTGATAACACAAACGTATGGAGAAAGGATTACTATCCATACTATAAAGCAAATCGTAAAAAGAACAGAGATGATTCTGAACTCGATTGGAATGCTTTGTTTGATATCATCCACCAAATACGCAGAGAAATCGAAGAGTTCTTTCCTTACAAGGTAGTCTATGTTGATCGTTGTGAAGCTGATGATATTATCGCAACACTCTGTATGGAACATGGTACTGAATTGAATACAGGAGCAGAAAAGATTCTAATTCTGTCTGGTGATAAGGACTTTATTCAATTACAAAGATTTGCAAATGTTGACCAATACAATCCCGTCCTTAAGAAGTGGGTAAGACATGCAAATCCTCAACAATATGTAATAGAACACGTACTTTGTGGTGACACTGGTGATGGTGTACCAAACATATTAAGTCCTGATAATTGTCTTGCTATTGGTGAAAGACAAAAGCCAATGACTAAGAAGCGTATTGAATTATAGTAAAGATCCAAGCGCAATGGATGAAGAAACAAAATTAAGGTTCAATCGTAATAAACAAATGATTGATCTTACGATGATACCTCAAGAGTTTATTGATAATATTCTTGCGGCTTATAATAACCAAGAAGAGGTGGGAAGGTCTCACTTATTCAATTACTTCATCAAGCAAAAGTTGAAAAACTTAATTGGTGATTTACAGGATTTTTAATATGTTAAGAGCATCAATCGCAGATGTAATCAATACAGCTGCAAATGAAAAAAGTGTCAAAGGAAAAGTCGAGCACTTACAAAAACACGACACTGTACCATTAAGACAGGTTCTTCGTTTGATTTATGATGAAGATATCGAGTTCTTAATACCCGACAGTAAACCACCATTCAAAGAGAATATTCTCGTCGATCTTGAAACTATGTTATATAGAGAAGCAAGACGTTTGAGAATTTTCTTTAAAGGCGGTGGATACGATAACCTCAATAAGAATAGAAGAGAAACATTGTTTATTCAATTACTTGAAGATCTATATGTGCCAGATGCAAACATGTTATCAGAGAATATGATTTCGCATACCGCAATTAAAGGTCTTACAAAGAAAACAATAGAATCAGCTTTTCCAACACTATTCACAGATCCACTTAACTTTAAGTAAGAAGGAAATTGTCATGCCTCGGCGTAGCAAATCAACCGTGCATTCTGATGATTGGCACGAGTTTAAGAAAGAAGATCGACAACAAAAGAAAAAGAAGAATCAGGAAAGGAAAGACAACCAAAAGCAGAGATTGTCTAATAAAAGAACTTTTCTTTCATAAAACCATTGACATTTGGTCAATAGTTTGTTATAATATTAGTATAAATTGAATAAGGAAAGAATATGGACTATAGAGCAAATAAGCTAATTCTTGTAGATTGCGATGGAGTACTTCTTGATTGGAAATACGGGTTCTATGAGTGGATGCGCGAGAAAGGCTATCGAGAGGTTAATGAAGATGTCTATGATATATCAGCAACGTTTGGTATTGAAAAACCTTTCGCACAGGGACTTGTAAGACAGTTTAATGAATCTGCAAGAATTGGTCATCTGCAAGCATTCAGAGACTCTATTAAATACGTAAAGAGATTATACAGTGAAGGATATGTCTTTCACTGTATTACTTCTTTATCAACGGATCCATATGCAGGCAAACTAAGACAGTCTAACTTAGATAGAATATTTGGTGAAGGCGTATTTGAGAAGTTAGTATGTCTCGAATGTGGTGCAGATAAAGACGAAGGATTATTGCCCTATAAGGATAGCGGTTGCATTTGGGTAGAAGATAAACCAAGTAACGCTGAAGCAGGGCTTAAATTAGGACTCAGATCTATTCTGATTGAACATAGTC